TGCAACACCCGGCTGCTAAAACGCTCCTCAAGTGGCGAGAAGCTAATAAACAGTATGTTGGATTTGTCAAAGGATGGGCACCGTTCCTGGTGGGAGCTAGACTGCATCCTTCCTTCAAACTACATGGAACCGTTACCGGACGGCCAAGTTGTGAGAATCCAAATCTCCAACAGACGCCTCGTGATCCTCGTATCCGCTCCCTTGTCACCGCGCCGAAAGGAAAAATCCTTTTAGAGGCGGACCTATCGCAAATCGAGCTGCGCATTGCCGCGTGGATGGCGCGCGAGCGCAACATGCTCAAGGCGTTCTGGCGCGGCGATGACATTCACTGGCTAACTGCCATGGCAATGTTGCGCCGGAGCGAGAGCACCTACCGCGAAGTGGTGTTAGCCACAGTTGACGAGCTGGAGGGCTTCAATCCAGATTTCAAAAAGGTGACCTACGAGAAAGCGCTGGCGTACGTCCAGAAAGCCGGACCTGACGCATGCGCTGAGCGTGATCCTCTGTGGAAAGAGATTCGATATCGCGCCAAGGTGGTTAACTTCGGTTTTCTGTACGGCATGGGCTGGAAAACTTTCAAGGACTACGCCTTCAACGAATATGAAGCCGTGCTGACGGACACTGAAGCTCAGCAGTCGCGCATGGACTTCTTTGAGTTGTACCCTGACCTGCCCAAGTGGCATGACAAAATGCGCCGCATGGCGCGCGGGCAACGCTATGTCGACTCGCCCACAGGGAGGCGCCGGAGGCTGCCCAACATCCGCTCCGATGACGACTGGCAGCGCATGGCGGAGGAGCGTCAGGCGGTTAACTTTCCAGTACAGAGCTTCGCCAGCGATCTAAACCTGATGGCTGCGCTGCAGCTCAAGGAAGAGTTCAAGGATCGCGTCGATATCGTCGGTACCGTGCATGACAACATCCTGGTGGAAGTGGAGGAGTGGGAGCACCAGCGCATAGCGCGGCGGCTGCTGGAGATCATGCGCGCGCCGAAATTACTGAAGGATTTCCAAATCAACCTCACTGTGCCAATCGAGGCAGAGTGCAAGGCAGGAGCATGGAGCGATGGAAAACCCGTTGTTTATACAGTCGAACAAAGCGGAGGACAGGAGACTCCTCCAGCAAAGCCACGCCACAATCCTGCGGCTGCTGGCGAAAGCAGCGCGGGACCCCAACATCGCCAAGGAGGTGCGCGAGCACGCAGGGACGATGCTGCACCTGTTCTGCACCGGGCAGATGCGCCTCAGTCTGCACGCCCAGGAAAACATCGAAAGCGTAGCGCGCGCGATCGACTCGGCGGCGAACAGGCTGAATTTTCCTTTCCGGACCCCTCCAAAAGACAAGCATGACTGAGGACACGCAGTACTGCGTATCGCTGGCGATGATTGGCCTCTCTATCTGTGTCCAAGTGTTCCTAATGGCCTACAACAAATCTTGGTGGCTTGTCGTCTCCTACATCCTACTGGTGATGGCGTTCGGAAGAGTTGGCGCTGGGCTGTGGTTGCTACGACATGGCTACTGAGTTTTGTCCGCACTGTCACCAACGCATGCCGTCCACAGTGAGGCACGGCGTTGTCCTGACGAGATTGAAGGCACGAATTTTCGACCTGATCAAACGATCAGATGGCATCAACGCTTCAGATATTAACGAGCAGATTTTTCATGGGAGAGTTCAACGTGAGACGATCAAAGCGCACATCTGGCAAATCAACGAAGCGCTTGCCGACACGGGAGTCCGCATCTGGTGCACGGACACCCAATACCAAGTCGTCACTCGAAGAAACTGGAGCGAAGCAGGATGAAGAGATGGCACGGAAAACTGTCGCTGGTCACGCTCAGGATAAAAACCAGAAACAAGCAAGCACCATCGACCTTACGCAATCAGCGACGGCTGGCAAAACGTACTTCGTTAGCCAGTCAAAAGTCCAAAGCTGGCGAACCTGCCGACAACAGTACCACTACGCCTACAACGAGAACCTAGTACCCAAGAAGCCGCAGCGGCCCTTCATGTTCGGCACCATCGTCCATGACATGCTGAAGGCAGACGCCATGGGGCAGGACGCTTGGGCCGTCTACGATCAAGCGACGGCGATCAACGAGCGCGTGTTCAAAGAAGAGGAGGAGATGTACGGCCGCATTGCGGACGATATCGCGTACATCATGGAGGAATACTTCAATTTCACTTCGCCGCTGCACCACATCCCCGTGAACGGCAAATATGCGGAGCAGGAATTTGAGGTACCGCTCGTCAGTGACGAGATCAGGCTCAAGGGGCGCATTGACGGCGCTGTCTCCGACAAGCGGCTGAAGTGGCTGCTGGAGCACAAGACGCACAAGACATTTCCAGCGCCGGAGAACCGCTGGCGCAACATGCAGAGCGTGATCTACATCAACGTCGCCAAGGTGCACTGGAATCTCAAGCTGGACGGCACCTGCTGGGACTACATCCGCAGCAAGCCCCCGACACGCCCACAGATTACCAAGAAGGGCATCTTGAGCGAACGGGCGATCGACACGCTTCCCAACGTGATCGAGGAAGTCATCCGACACAACAAGCTGATGACTACGGGCGCAACGCTGATCGCCCAGGCCAAGCAGAACCGGACCAACTACTTCCAACGCTACTACACGCCCATCAGCCCGGAGATCACCGGGCATGTGATGGATGACTTCAAGAACACAGCCGTTGAAATGTCCGTGATCGGCGCCAAGCACAAGCAGCGCAACATGGGCAGGCACTGCGACTGGTGCAAGTACAACAAGCTATGCGCTGCGGAGCTGCAGGGCATGGACGTCGATTTTGTCAAAGAGAGGGAGTATCAGGTAGATGAAGCCACAGCACAGGCGCCTGTCCGGGAGATCGAGGATTAGGCGGCGGCGCGGTGAGGCAGCAACCTCGCCGCATGAGGAAATTCCTTTCGAGGGTGACGAGAAGCCCCCGATCAGACCCGTGGGGGAGCTGGCCAAGGAACAGAGCTATGCGTTCTATGGCCGCTCCGGTTCGGGCAAGACAACGCTCGCCGCCTCGTTTCCCAAACCCATCCTGTTCCTCGATATCAACGATAAAGGCACCGACTCGATTGCTGATATCAAGGATGTGCATGTCTGGGAGATCACCAAGGCGGAGGACATTGAGGACGTCTACTACTTCCTGCGCACCGACAAGCACGAGTTTAGAACCATCGTGTTCGATACCGTGACGGAATGGCAGCGCATGGTCATAACCGACGTAACCAGCAAGAAGCCCGGTGCGCCGATGTCTTACAAAGAGTGGGGCCTCGTGTCCGGTGAAATGAACAAGTGGATCGTGGACTTTCGCAACCTGCCGCTCAACGTCGTTTTCGTTGCCCAGGAGCGGCTCTCCAGCGATGACGAAGATTCCAGTGATCAGCAGCTCGTCCCCTCTGTGGGCTGCGCGCTGATCCCCTCAGTCGCCAATACTCTCAATGCCGCGGTCCGCGTCATTGGCAACACGTTCATTAGGTCGGAGAAGGTCACTGTCAAGGGCAGGGATGGGCGCCCGGTGAAGCGCGTCCGGACGCAGTACTGCCTGCGCGTTGGTCCTAACCCGATCTATGTCACCAAGATTCGGAAGCCGAAAGCGTTGGTCGCTCCGGATTTCATCATTGATCCAACGTACCCCAAACTGATCAACATCATCAAAGGACTGGACAATGCGAAATAGTGGCACACGGAGGCGGCGGACGGCGGGTAAGGACAGCACCGTCAGGGTGGACTTCACCGGCGTTGTGCCGGGCTCAGGCGGCTTCCGCATGGAGCCGGGCGAGTACCTTGCCGAATGCGTGGAGGCGGTCCAGGAGGAAAGCTCCACAGGCAATGACATGATCACCTGGAGCTTCAAGCTCCTGGAGGGCAAATTCAAGAACAAGACGATGAAGTACTGGACGTCGCTCACTGAGCAGTCCCTGTGGAAGCTCCAGGACCTGCTTGTCGCGTTCGGGGAAGAGCCCCCGACGTCGAAACACGATATCGACCTGACGGACTACCCGGAGCAGGAGGTTCTGTTGGTCGTCGGTGACGACATGTACGAGGGCAAGGTGCGGTCCAAGATCATGGAGGTTCTGCCCGCCGATGAAGCCGACGACGGGGAGGAGGACCCTGAGGAGGACGAGGACGAGCGGGAGGATGCCCGCCCGGCCGCTCGCGCTCGCCGCGGCGCGCGCTCTCCGGACCGTGAGGAGGCCGAAGGGGACCAGGACGCACGCCAGCCGCGCGGAGGCAGGCGCCAGCGCACCAAGCTGGAGCCGCTGGACGCGGATACGGTCCAGGAAATGGAAGTTGGCGACCTGAAGCAGACGGTCACGAAATACGGCCTTTCGTGTGACCTTGACGACTACAAGACGCTGCGCCGCAAGCGGAGCGCGGTGATCGAGGCGCTAGAGGAGGCGGACTATCTCGCGGAAGCCGGAGACTAACCGCCAAAAGAAAACCCGCCTGCTTCTTGAGAAAGAAGTGGGCGGGTACTGGCGCAAGATTCACGGAGGGCCGTTCCAGGCGGCTGGCATGCCGGACCTAATCGGCTGTGTAGAGGGCTACTTCTTTGGATTTGAAATCAAAGAACCTGACGGCGGCGATCCCACCAAGCTCCAAGAGGAGAACCTCAAAGAGATCGCAGAAAGCGGCGGCTGCGCAGGTGTTATCATTGACCCGGCCGATGCTGTCAGGGTGGTACGAGAAGCTCTATCCAGAGCAAGAGCTGGCAGCTCGCTTCGTCCTCTCGCGCCTCAAGCACGGCGGCGGCGCGGCGCTTTTATGCGAGCAAGGGACCGGCAAGACAATCGTAACCCTCGCGATCATGGAAAAGCTCGCGACGATTAACGTTCTGATCGTCTGCCCGAAAACCGCGATTTACGCCACATGGGGCAAGCGTCTCCCCGCCTACACTGTGGGGGTTCCCAGGAGCACTGCAGCAGGCAAGAACAGAAACAAGGGTTTCTGTCTCGTCAGCTACAAGCAGTTTGTCCAGATGCGCGATCGAGCGTCCCGCTTCCGCTGGGACCTAGTTGTTTTCGATGAAGCTCAGGGACTAAAGGACCGCAACAGCGCGCAGTCTCGCGCAGCTCGCAAGATGCGCGATCAGTACCGACGCCTGATCCTCACAGGCACGCCGATTGACGAGCAACCCATCGACCTGTGGGCGCAGATGCGCTTCGTCGACGAAAGATGTTTCGGAGACGATTGGAAGCTGTTTGCCGCGGTGTACGTCCGCAAGGGCGGCTTCATGAGCAAGCAGGAAATCTTCCGTCAACGCCAGCTCAAGCCCTTCCTGAAGGCGGTCACGCCCTACTGCTACCGGCTCAAGCTTGAGCAGCTCCCCGCCAAAATCATTCCCGTGAAGGTCTACCTGGACCATGCCCAGCAGCACATCCACGATCAAATGCAGGAGCACGGGATTGTCAAAGTCAACGGCATAACCTTCAAAGCGGAGTTCGCCGCCGTTAAAGATTTGAAGTGTTTTCAGGTAGTTGGAGGCTTCCTTCACCAGGAAGGCACAACGGTCCGCGTGGGGGAAGCGAAGTATCTGGCATTAAAGAAGCTAATTCCCAAGCTTAAGCGTCCCGTCATATTTTGTCGTTTCCTTGAGGAGATGAAAGACGTAGAGATAGCACTCAAGGCACACTACCGCAGAGTGGAAGCCATCAATGGAAGCGTGACTGACTCCAAAACCAAGAGGCGCCGCACTCTTATTTTGGAACAGTTTCAGGCTGGCTTGATTGATGCCCTCGTAGTGCAGGCTCGCACAGGAGGAGTAAGCATCGAATTTAGCTCTACCCACGAATGCGTGTTCTATTCAATGGGCTACTCATACATAGATTTTCAACAAATCGTCGCTAGATTCAGGCGCATGGGACAGACACGCAGAGTTTTAGCGTATCTGCTCATTGCCCGCTTCACTGTGGACGAAGAGCCGTACCAGCGGATTTTGCTGAAAGCGGAGGAGGTAAAGCCAGTGATGAAGCATATAGAGGAGAAAAGTACATGATTGCAGGAGTCCCGCACCTAGTCAGGGTCACGGGCATGACCCCCAGCTTTATTCGGCAGAAGCTGAAAGCTGCCGGGTACAAGCGGCAAGGTCGTGCGTATCGGTTCAAGAGCAAGCAGGCGGCGGAGGACGCTTGGACCAAGCTGCACCGTCCGTGGGGGCACAAGGTTCGCTATGTCAAGGTGAAGCCTTCCGGCCCGGTCTACATCCGTCAGCGCGTGAAAGAGCATCACGCTTAGAAGTGATCACCAGTAACCACAAGGCACACACATGTCAGCATTAGATGAATTGGATGCCGTCGACTCAAAGATCACTGAGATGATGGCGCACTGGCGGGTTATCTCAGACACGCTGCAAGCGGCGCAGCGTGAGACTCGCGACATTCGCGATCGACTTGACCGCAAGGACCGCCCAGGGAAAGGCGTCGCCAAGGAGACCATGACTGCCGATAAGCTGGCGGCGATAACAGGAAGCTCTGGAGGCGCCACGCACCTTGCGGGCGGGAATGCCTCAGGAGGCGCCACAGGCGCCACAGTCGCTGCTGCTGCCTCTGGACTGCGGCCGCGCCCAGGTGACACGGCGCCTTAAATAAGCTACAGAGCTGAGCGTTCATATCAGCTTGCGAATCCCCTTCAATCCCCCGCCTCTCCAGCGGGGGTTTTTTCTAGTGCGATCGCTGGCCACCCCTCCGACGATCGCCGCCCGTCCCAGAGCACATGCCACAGCTTCGTGTACTGCTGCTGAGACACGATCGTGCCCTCACGCTTGCTCCAGTTGACCTTGCTCTGCTTCGCCTGCCGCACAGACATGTTGCTCGCAACCGCTTTCGTCAGGCGCACCCGGTCCCCGACCTGGAGCTTCATTTGAGCAGAAAGGCGAGGATCAGGCATGCAACCGCAAGCCAGCCGAAATTGATCGAGATCGGCGGTCTACTTACTTCCGTGACAAACAGCGCCGCGATGATGGCGAACACGAAAGCGAACACCAGCAGGATTTGTCCGGTCATGACCCTCGTTTGCCTTTCCGTCTTGGGAGCTTGCCGGGCTTGTCGCCTTTTACAAACTCTTTCCCCACCTTCTTAGGGATTCCCAGGGTGGACTTGCCCTCCGCCGCAGCATACATCGCGCCGCGCTGGGCCTGTGATTTTGGCTTTGGGTATGGGGGCACGTACGATCCTCCTTGGCTGTGGCGCGCAGATGTACGCGCGCCGGTGACAGACTTCCTCCACGTCTCGAAAAATGCCGATCCCCACAGAGCAGGAAGGCAGCGCCAGCTCACCGGCGCCCAGGCACTCCTCCTCGGAAGCATAGGGGATAGCCATGGTGACGGGTCCGGACGCCAGCAGCAGGACCAGGACCCACTCCATCACTTCTCCCTCTCGATACGGTCCCTCACGACGTCGCAGCTTTCCTTCAGCAGATTGAACTTGCCGTCCGCCATGTTGACAACGCAGTTGGTCCCATTGGGCAGGTGATCCCCCTCGAATGGCTGCCGCACCGTGTCAACCTCCCGTGGGTTGATGTCAATCGTGCGGCCATCTGGACCATGGAAGGTCAACAGTCGCAGCACGTACATGACAGAAAGCAGCATCATTGCTGGTTTGGCAGAAGCGCCATCCTCCTGCGGGTTTCCATAGCTACAACCGTTTCCATGACACCATTGCGAAACGTCTCCATGACGGCCGCGGTGCCGCGCGTCTGCTGCGCGTTCTCAATCAGCAGCATGGGCAACAGCGAGAACGCACAGCCCCATTGATTCATCGTCTCCTCGCTCTGCGGGTTCTTGCCGGTCACCTGAGTCCACAGAGGGCACTTGTGGCAGACCTTGGAGACGTCAACCTTGTGGAACGGGCACATCTGCCCAGCGCGGGCGTGCGGGACTTGCTGCGGGTACGGAGGATTGGTCATCAGTTTTTGCTGCACAAAATGAGATCGAGATACTGTACGGCGAGATTCATTGGGTGAGTATGCCCTCCTCCCCCGGTGTTCGTCGATGTCACAGCGATTGTATTTGAGCCGCTGAAGGCGCTGTACTGACCCCAGGACGAGCTGTCGCCTGTGGCAGGCGTCCAGAAGCCGGTTGAGGCTGCGCCAGCCCAAGTGTTGATGCCGGACGTTGTTCCAGGGATGTGGACGGACGAGCTGCCGCCCGGATAGACCGTGATGGTGTTGGCGCCGCTGGACGAGATGCCGGGGATTTCAGCCGCCGTCAGCGTGTGGCTGCCGGTGACAGTGCCTGCGGCGAACAGCGTGGAGAACGAGATGGTGCCGCCTGCGACGCCTCCGGACCCGGAGACGACACGCAGCGCCTTATCGTTCTGCGTCGTGAGCTTGGTCCATCCTACAGGCGCCGCCGCTTGCCAGAACAACATCACAGTGCCACTCGGGACACCGGAGGCGATCTGCGCGTCTACATACGCCTTGGAGGCAGCATCGGTGCTGGCTACCGGCGTAGCTAGGAGCGTGAGTTGCCCCGTCATAGGGGCGGAGCCGTCCGTAAACACGACGTTCTTTGTCGGGACCGGACCTGCCCACACTATCCATTTGGCGCCATCCCAATAATACTGCGACGCATTCGGTAGGGCTGGGCTCGGGTAGAGCTGACCCACAGAAGGCGAGGCGGGAAAATCAAAGGCCATTATGCATCCCTCCCGCGTCGGTCAACCCATCCAGCCGTAGCTCCGCTCCACGTCGGACCTGTGCCGTTCGCCTGCCATCTAATTCGGCCTGAGGTATCAGTTCGAATATTCCAGCTATTCGTTGAGTTGGTGCAGGTGCCGGACACAACGAAAGACGTTGTGGTGCCGCCCACTGTCGGAGCTGGCATGTCCGGCGGGCTCATGGTCATGGTCGCGGCGTTGGTGGCATAGTCAGCGCGCGCCCAGCCGTAGGCGTTGACCTGGACGCCAGTAGGCACGCCTGCAGAGATCAACGCGGCCGCAGTGGCGAATGCCACAGAAGACGCGATGGTGACCGGAACATCCCATAGGAAGTCATCGCCAAGCTGGTGGAAGAATTGCCAATTGCCGCCTGCCGTCGTCACTGCGCTGCCGACGCGGCGAGCTATCGTGAAGCCCGCAGCTACGGGAGCGCCGCCCGGTGCTGCAGCATTCAGCGAGAAGGTGACGTCAACTGCGCCAGTCGTCGGGTTCTTGATGACGTACCAGTGATACCAAGTTGAGTTGGCGATTGTACCAGTGTCGAGACCGCCCGCGCTGGTGCCAGCCGCCCAGGCTGCCTGCGTCTTGGTCATCGGAGACGCAAGGCTGATCATGTCGCCGTTGTTAGTGTCGGCGCACAGACCTGCGGCAATCGTCATGTTGGTGGACGAGCCGGGGGTGCTCATTGTGAGCCCGGCTAGATAGCTGCGGATCAGCCCGGTGATCTGCACTGTGGACGGCGCAGTCATCACGCCGTACTCAGTCACAACGAGATAGCCGGTGCTGCCAGCGGCGCCGTTCGAAGGTGTGGCTACGTTGTTCGCAGCGGCGCCGCCGCCGCCGCAGCCGGTGTTTGCTGTTACTGCAGGAGCAGATGCAGATACGCCAGAAGCCGCAGAAGCGCCGCGTCCGCCTGCGCCCCAGCGACCTGAGCCGCCTTGCCCACCTACGAAAAGCACGCCAGAGCTAGCGCTGCTGTAGCCGCCCGGAAGGCCACACATGCCATCGGTTACGAGGTCGCCCACGCAGGAGGAGGCGAGACCGCCCACGCCGCCTACAGGTATGAGGCCAGCATTGCCTTGAGCGCCCCCGGTCGCGGGCGCTGCAGTCAGCACTGCGCCCAGGGTCGTGGCAGTGCCTGCGCCGCCCGCGCCGTTGCCGACGCCAGCCGCGCCGCCTGCGCCGATGGTGACCGCGAGTCCTGCGCCTACCATGGCCGCGGTCAGCATCTTGACCGCTCGCGCGCCGCAGCCTCCGCCGCCTGCTGAGTAGGATGTACCTGATGCAGCGAGCACGCCGCCGCCACCTCCGCCACCTCCGACACCATCAGCTACGGCGAAGGTCATTCCAGGCGTCGGCACATAGGTGCCGTTCGCCGTGAACTTCTGCACGTTGATGATGCCTACGGTGCTGCCAAGATAGCCGAGATTTGACGGCACCCACTCCGTACCGTCCCACTTCCACACAGGCACGCCAGCTTGCGCGGGCGAGGGGAACGTTTGTCCTACGGTAGGAGAGTCCGGAAAATTGAGGGCCATTTCATGGGCTCCATGTACCGTATTCAGTCACCATGATTGCGCCGGGCGCACCGGCGCCGCCTGCAGGCGTACCCGTGACGCCCATGCTTGAGGCGCCGGTGCCGCCGCCGCCGTAGTTGCGCCCTGCTACGCCTGCAGTGTTGGACGATGCAGAACCGTTGGGCGGAACCCTCATGCCAGCGAATTGCGAGCTGCCGCCAAAGCCGCCAAACGATGTGATGGTTGCTGAGTTGAACCACAGTCCGGCTCCGCCATCGGCGCCTTGAATAGAGGCGTCGCCAGTGCCCAGCGCACCTGCTTGACCGCAGGCAGGGCTGGCAGAAGTTGATGCCAAGAAGCCGCCGCCACCACCTGGAGCCGTCAGGAACGCAGCGAGAGATGTTTGCCCGCCCGCGCCGCCATTGCCGCCCGCCACAGCAGTGCCGCCCGCTCCAATCGTGGCTGCGAGCCCCGCGCCGATCTGCGCAGCAGTGAGCCATACCCTGGAATAGGTGCCGCCTGCGCCGCCGCCTGCGGCGAGCGAGTTGGTAGTGCCTGTGCTGTTAACGCCGCCGCCTGCGCCGCCGCCTCCGCAGCCTTCCACCAACGCAAACAGTGTCCCTGGTGTCGGCACATAGGTGCCGGTTGCGGTGATCATGCGAGTCTTGGGCGTGCCCATCGCGACCATTGCGCCGATGTTGGCGCGCGCCTGCGACTGCTGCGCAGTCGTCAGCGTCTGCGGATCAAACTGGACAAAGTTGCCGCCGAGACCTGGAACGATCGCAACCCATTGAGTCGACGTGCCATCGTTGTAGAGGATGTACAGAATGCCCGTAGAGGACTGCCACCACAGCGAGCCCGCGTTGGTCACTGTGGTGGGCTTGATGTCGGAGATGGTGACGCTGCCACCCGCGATCTGCCAAGGCTTCCACGTCCCGCCCTGCTGCGTTCTAATCCACGTTATGCCGGTCGATAGCGCCGTCAGCGTCTGCTTGACGTTGCCCGGTCCATTGGTCTCTATCATCAGAAAGAACGTGTCGGAGATGCCTGCGGGGCCGTTGGTCGTCGATGTGTCGATGGTGTAGAAGGTGCCCGCCGTTGTCATCGTATTGAGATCAACGGCCGCAGTCGCGGGCTCCGCCATGTGGATCGCGAGATTGGTCCGCCCCTGCGCCTGCTGCGTGGCTGTGAGGCCCTGCGGCGCGTCATAGCGCACAGCCGGATAGGCTGGCGTGTTCTGGACGGTCACCCACTGCTTGGTGTTGCCGTCATCGAAGTAGATGTACAAGCCGCCCGCGTCGCTCTCCCACCACAGGCAGCCATGCCAAGGATTAGTCGGAGGCGTGTCGGAGATGTAGACGCCCTCGCGCAGCGTCCAGGGACCCCAGACTCCGCCGTTCATTTCGCGGCAATAGACCCGCCCAGGCTGCGAGATATCGTCCAAGTCTCGACATTGCAGAGTGCCATTTGTCGAGTTGATGAAGCTGGCATTTCCTACAAACCTGTGGCCAGTCACCGGCGCGTCGGAGACCGTTGCATCCGAATTGAAAAATCCGGTGATGAAGGTCATCGACGCATAGTTGGGAATGACAATCTGATTGTTCGGCGCAGCGCCCAGCGCGGCAATCGCCGTCTGTGGCGTGGACGAGCCGGTGCCGCCTGCCACGATGGGGCGCGGATTGTTGGCGTCGGACTCCAGGTCGTGAATCAGCGTGTTGTAGCGCGCGCTGGAGATGACGGTGTTGGGAGTGCCGTCAGAGCCCGGAGGGACGTGATAGACGTTTGATGCATCACGGGGCATTCTGATCCTCCAACTGAGGCACGCCGCCGCGCAGCGCACCGCGCGCCATCGCTTGAGCTACGTCAGCTCTGGTCATTGCATGAGGAAGCGTTGGAGCTACGATCCCCTGCGAGGCAGCCCAGGGCGAGCGCGCGGCAACTATCTCCTGCATGCGCTGGTAGGCTTGGCGGGTGGCGTAGTCGGCGTACTTCTTGGCGCCATAGGCAACGCCTCCGGGGATCATGCCCAGGCCAAAGCCCACAGCCGGGTTGCCGCCGAAATAGTGGCTCACGGCTCCCGCGTAGAACGGAAGCTGCGAGTGCGCAGCGATTTTCATCATGGTGTCGGGAGCGCCTGAGCCGATCCTGCGCGCGGCGCGCTCCATGGGACCGGAGCCCTCCGACACAGCGCGTGCGGCTTCTATCTCCTGCGGACTAAATCCGTAGAGTGGCCCGCCTCCGGCTTCGTTTTTAGCGAGCGCGTTGGCGACGACGTTGCGCATTGACTGCTCAGCGCCTCCGCCTCCGCCTGCCTTTGCTGCAGCCTTTGCCTCAATTCCTGCTTCTGTCTGAGTAAGGAAATTGAGTCGTTCGAGAGCTGCGTGATTTCGTCTGGCGGACTGGTAGGCGGCTGATGCGAGCCCAGGAGGGTCAACCGATGTGGGGTGAAGAGCCGACTGAGGAATGTTCTCAGTAAACTGATCAAGCATCCCAATAGCCAGATTGGCACCCCGCCGCTCCGCCCCTCGCCCAGCCCCAGCCCGTACATCGTTGAGCCCGGTCCGGACGGTTTCGAGATCAGAGGGTGTGAGGTAGCCGCGCGAGGCGGTTGCTGTCGGGTTGCCCGCGTAAGGGGTCCAGACTTGCGGGTCCATAGTTTCGAGATTGCGGACGTTCGCGTAGGTGCCCGGAGCTGTTTCAGGAATGACTCCCTGTGGCCTGAGCCCGGTAGGAACATTTGGCGCACCGGGCATTCCCGGAGGATAGCCGTGCTCCATGGCCGCGGCAACCTGCGGACCCACTTCAGGCTTAAGCCGGACGTCGGCGGCGCGCGCCAGCGCATAGTCCATATCCCGCGCGGCGCCCAGCTCGCTCTGCACCTTCGGGATATCCGCGAGCGGATTGGCTGGACCTGTCAGCGCCTGATAGCCCGCGCGCACGCCGCGGCCCGCGGCATTGATCCCGGCTCCGACGCCAGCGGTGAGCCCCGCCTCCGCCAAGCGTTCGCCCCAGCCCGCGTCCGCGGGCAGCTCGGGGATGCCTGTGGCGCTGCGCAGCATCGGCGCGAGGTAAGGCACCTCGGCGCCCTTGGCCTTCTCCCAGTCGCGCACGCCATGCCCAGGCGTGGCGCCGGGCATCACCGCTTCAAAAGCTTTGTCAGCAAGCCAGTTGGCGCCGCGGTGCGCAGACGTCACAAGATCGGGCATCCACGTTGCGTAGTCGGTGACGGCTCGCCCCAGGCGATTGGCAAAGCTGCGCGGGTCCGGAGGCGACGGCGGCGAAGGCGGCACCGGCGTATCGCCCAGGTCATAGCCCGGCTGCGGCGCTGTCGGGACCGGCGCCGGTGTGTCGCCCAGGTCGTAGGTGTCATTCGCCATAGGGCACCCCGCTCAAGACTGCTGCCGCGTGTCCCTTGCCGTAGAGCTTGTCAAAAGCGGCCGCGCTGGACGGGTTCGCCTTCAGCCGCGTGACGTGCTCAGGCGCATAAGGCATATCCACCCGCGCGCCGGTGCGCGCGCCGCGATCCATCACAGGATCGTTGAACACGCCATACAGGCGATCGTTGTGCTGATTGATAGTCTTGATCGCCGCATCCTGCGTGGAGTCGAGGAGTCGACGGATCGAGCCGGGCTCCATCGCAATGGTGCCGGTTGCCGCCTTCTCCACGAAGGCGCGGTCCGCGTCGGAAATGTTCTGCGAGCCCACTGTGGACTTGATCATGGCGCCAGCGATCGCCGCGAGCCGCGAGCGCAGCACCTCGGTTGCCTCCGCCACATTGTTGTTATCCGGGGCGAACCCCAGCGCGTGCGCCGCCTTGAGCAGGTCAAGCCGCGCCTCGGCGCCGGTGCCGGTGATAGCGCCGTTGATCGACTGCTTGGCTTCCGCGATCCGCGGCAAGCCCATCGCAACCTGCTGGACCCCGTTGCGGTCCTTGGTGATGTCCTGGAGCATGACGTTGTACGTCTCGGGGGAACCGAAACGCTGCGCGACGCGCGCCGCCTGCTGTTCCTTGGTCGCTTCCGCCTGCGCGCGGGAGATTTCGGCGCCCTTTTGCTGGTAAGCCCACGGAAGGCCGCTTGTATCGCCCACAGAAGGCGCCTGAGCGGTCTGCTGCGAGGGGGCTGGTGCAGCCCCGCCCTGCGGCGGGACCGCACCTGAGGCTGCCGGTGCCGGTCCCGGAGGGGTCGGTTGCCCAGAGATCGGCTGCCCAGGAGTATAGGTCTCCAGGCCATATTGAAAGCGGGACTTGGCGAGATCGACGGCTTTCTGCCGCTCCGCGAGCACCCGCTCCTCATACTGCTGATACTGCTGCTCGCGGTATTGCTGCAGATGATTGGCCTGATCCGAAAACATCTTGCGGGTGTCGGGGTCGAGGTACGGGCTCATCGACTGCGCCCGCGCGTACATCTCCTGACGGCCCGGCCGCAGGCTTGGTTCCTGCAGAATTTCTCGAGCCGGGGCGTCGTACTGCGCGCCCGGCATGGCGGGAGCTTTCGAAATGTTCTGCGCCGCAGGTGGAGGCGGCATAGCCCGGCCCGCTACCTGCGGCGGCGGAGCGACTGCCGCCGCAGGGGGACCACCAGCACCCGGAGGCACACGAACCGGAGCCGGAGTCTGAGGAGCTTGCGCCATGGCTTGCGCCGCAAACGGGATCGCGACGCGATTATTCCACTGTGCGCCAAATCCGGTTTGACCAGCCGGGCCGGGCACAGGCGGAGGCCGCTGCGGACCCATCGTCGCGGCCGTGATTGCATTCCTGTTGTTCGCCGCGGGATCAGCCTGCTGCGCGTAGAGCGATCTACTATCGGATGGGACGATTGGCGAAGTTGTGACGTCGCCCGTCTTCACTTCCCGTGGAGGAACAGGCGTCGCATTCGTAATTGAAGCATCAGGCGTATTCGGTGCGGCAACCGGGCTTTCTGCAGTCGCACTGGCAACCGCTGTTGCGGGCGGACGTGCGGGAGCTTCAGGCGGCTCCCCCTGTACCGCAGGTGCCGCAGCAGGTGCTTCTGCCGCCGCCTTCGTTCCTGTCTTGGTGTCCTCATCGCCGCCGCCGCCGTAGCCCTTGAGAAATCCCTCGATTGCCGATTGCTGGCGCGCGGCCGCGGCGGCTTCCGCCGCCTGCTGCTGGCGCAGGACCGCCGCATCCCCGATGCTTTCGCCCAGGTAGGTGAGACCCTCACCGAACGTCTTGGGGAATTTGCTTTGCCGCTTCATCAGCGCAGTGGCGATCGCGCGCCGCTGCTGCAATTGATCATAGGTCATCTGACCTTGCGGCGCGTTGCCCCAAAAGATGTAGCCGGGATTTGCGTAGTCGTCAGCCATGCCCGACTCCTATGATGCTGCCCAGCCGATCCTGATCAACGTACTTGATGCCGCCGCGCGAGCGGACCGCCTTCGGGTCGATCTTTTCGACGTCTTGGGCCATTGGTCCTACATGACGGGAGTGTGACGGGTCGCCGCGATAGGAATAGGAGTAGATCGGCAGTCGATCCGAATCGTCCGGCGTACCGCGCTCCCCGGTTGCCCAGACGGACCCCATAGGCACCAAATCTTCTTTCATCCGGATGTCGGACATTTTCATCATGCCGCCCGCCATCCCCATCAATCCGCCCATCAGGCTGTTCCAATTTTGCGACTCCTGCTGATAGTTCTGGAATTGCTGATTGAAGTTTTGGTTGATCAGGCCCGCAACGTCGGTAGTCGGGATCGTCGGCTGTTGCGTGTTGACGAAGTTGGGTTGCTGTATCTGCGAGCCCGACATGAGCGCCGAGATTTCGTTGATCGGCTGATCGCGCAGCGCGTACTGATTTTGCAGCGCCTGCTGTTGAGCCTGCTGCTGCGCTTGAAACACGCCCTGGAGCTGCGCGAAGTTTTGTGCCTGCGCCGCCTGCCCGAACTGCCCTTCTGTGGCTGCCTGTTCGAAGCCCTGCGCCTGCGCCTGATTCTTGAACGCAGCTTGCGCCGCCGCCATCGCTTGCAGGTTCTGCTGCTCAGTGTCCGCGGTGCCCACAGCTCCGAGACGCAGGTTGTTCACGGAGTTATTGAAATCCCCCATGGCATGCGTATAGGCGTCGGAGCCGTACTGAATGCCCTGGTCAGAGAGCTGCTGACGGAGTTGGTTGCTCTGCTGATCGAGCTGCGGCTGCAAACGCTGCAGAATGGAGTTTTGCAAGTCCTGCGCTTGGCCAGCAAACTGAGACGGGTCGCCGTAGCTCTGCGTGATCCCCGGAAGCCCTGCGGTGTTGATTGACGTCGGCGCTAGAGGAGAACTTGACAGAGGCGTCGTCGAACCCGCTGCAGGGACTGACGAAAGGTCTATCGGGTTCGCCATGATCCCGGAAAGATTCCGAGATGCTTGATTGGCGATACCCGCCATATTGAACTGTGTCCCCTGCTGCTGCGCTAAAATTTGCTGACCTTGCGGTGAAAGCGTTTGCGTCGCGCTGAAGGTAGGGATCGTATAGTTTGAGCCTGAGAACGGGTCTGTCCAATTGTATTGCCCAGTTTGGTTGTAGTTGAGCGAACCGTACGGTGTGTACTGATTCACGTTGTTCAGCATCGAATTGGCAATCGCTGTCGCCACATTCGTGGACGTCGATGCTGCTGAAGTCATCGCAGGATTGGGAGGTTCTGGTGCAGACGGCTTGCCCATCAGGCTGCCTCCCTCGCAAAGCGTTTAGAATTGATTTTGTTGTTCGCCCACTCATCATCAGTCAACGTAGCAACCACACCATCTACTTCCCGACCATAAAGACGGGGAATGCGATGAAACGTGCAGCCATACCAAGCAAGCTGACGGAGCAGACGTTCATTGTCGATGCGCGCCCGGAAGACAACCATCTGGCAACCGACACCAAGAAATGGGTAATCGAACATTGCATTGATGAAGCGTCGGGTAAGGAAGTGAGGATCAATTCCCGCGCCCGACATTTCTATGATTTTCGCATCCGGGTCATAGTTGTGGTAGACAACGCCAGCGATCAGCCTGCCCTCATTATCGAGCGCGCCGATGGTTTGACACGCGCCAAAGCCACGCTCGCCACCCGGAAGTAGCTGCCCCACAAATGCGACAACAGCGTCGTTATGGCCGTACAAAACATTCATCCGTAGTAAGCCTGCGGAATCGGTGTCTGTTGCTGCGGTTGTCCGCTGACGCCTGGAGTGAACGGCATCTGCGCAGCCGCAAGCGGATCAATGCCCGTCGGGTTCGCGCGTGTCGCAGCGTAGCCCGCCTGATTCTGTGCCTGGAGCTGCTGCGCCTGCATTGCCGCAGCGATTTGATTGCGCATGTCGTTAGACTGCGGAGTCTGCCCACCCGCAGGACTCACGCCGCCTCCAGGTGAAGCGCCGGGCAGCATCTGCCCTCCGCCCGTCGCCTGTGGCGAGAACTGTGGCGCCTGCGGCGTGCTGCCTCCCGTCATTTGCGACATGGGAGCAGACATTCCCTTGTTGATCTGCGAGAGCAGCGCTGTCGGGTCTACTGTCGTCGGGTCCATCGCTTAGCCTCCGGGCTGGAATGCGCCGCCACCTGTGTAGAAATTCGGGATTGGGTTCTGTGCCACAGGCTGCCCCCATCCCCACATGCTCTGACGCGCGTTGAAGTCGGACTGCGCTTGTGAGTTGGCTGCCATCTGCGCTGCAACGGCGTTTCGTCGACCTTCCAAGTCATAGGGCAGGTTCTGCGCCATGGCGCGCAGCGCGTCTGGATCGACATAGCTGCCGCCGTAGGTCTGCGACGTGCCCGCGAGGTTAGGACCATATTGCCCGCTGCCTGGACCGTACTGCGACTGAATCGGCGGCTGCCACGCAGGCGGCATGGCAGTCTGCTGGAGCTGCGCCTGCGTCATGTTGCCCGCGCGGCCCTGCTGCCAATTCATCACCGCTTGCTCTGACGGCGCATAGCCGGGGATGTACGCTGGCGCGAAGGTCCCGCCTAGCGCGCCCTGCGGATCGTAATTCTGTGGCGCCGGTGTCTGCGGATTCTGCTGCGGAGTCGGTGCGGGCATGTGCTTCTCCTCAGACGGCAAGCCCGACGCGCTCCACAATGCCGGATGTTCCCAGCAATTGGATGTCTGGCTTGGAGCCCTGCGAAACTGTCACTTGAACAATCGGCGCGTGCGAGTGCCCCAGCGCGCCAATCGAGACCCAATATGTCGTCAGCGTTGGGGAAATCTGCGGAACGTTGGCGTCCCAGGTCGCGGAGTCCCACGCGCCGTTGTCCCAGGTCGAGAGCCCGCCCGCGTCCGGCATGGAGTTGGGCGGCGGCGGGAGCACGTAGTTGTAATCTACGGCTGCGGTGAGCTGCGGCATGATAGGCGAGTGCGTTGTGCTCTGGAACGTGAGTCGGCCCTGCTTCCAATCCACCATGTTGGGCGGCATACCGAAAACTTCCCAGCCACCCACAAAGGAGCACACGAAAGGGTTGCCTTGATCATTGCCTCCAATCTCGCCCTGGACAACGTTGCCATTGGAGTCGCCATAGAACAGTGAGGCGAGATGCTGCGCCCAGCATCTCGCATCCCAGCCCAGGTAGGTGCACCATGCGCCGGTGACGACGTTCGCGACGGCGCAGGTCTGCTGCCCAGGAGACGCGCCGGGCCAAGTCACGTAGAGCGCGCCGGGCACATCGTACTTGCTCATGGACCAGGGCAGATTGCCGCGCTGTGACACCATGGTGCGCCACAGAGGCGTGATGGTGGTTGTCACTGTGGCCAGCTCCATCGCAGCCGGGTCCTTGAGGACCGCCTGCGAGAGCGGGACAATGCCATCCTTGCAGGCGACAAAGACGTCGCCCGCGACGCGCAAGAACGAGTTCTTGCCCATCGGAATCGACATGTTGTAGCAGCCCTGCTTGGACCAATTGTTGACGTCGCCCGGATTGGTGCCCTCGAAAATAATGAACTCGCCCAGGTCGGTGACGAACACGCACTGATCGCCCAGGCCCGCGCCGGAGGCGGTTGACCATGTGCAGCCAAACAGCAGGTTGCCGCCCTTCTGGCATTGGCCAGCGAGCGGGATCAGGTGCAGCATGCCTTGGATCGCCCCGATATCGAGGTACCAAGCGTTCATGCTGTTCTTTTCGATGAAAAACAGCCGGTTGCCGTACTTCCACACAGCCACCAGATTCTGCCCTGTGGTGGGGCCTGAGCCGGGCGGCGCCCAAATGCCGCTTCCTCCCGTGCCGTCCGCGGGGTTTCCCACCACCCCAACGATCTGCGTCCAGTTCATGCCGTCGTAGCGTTGGATGTAGTCGCCCGCGTCATTGCAGCAGAGCAGATAGTTGCCGCTCTGGTTTGCGAACTGCGTAGTCGAGTAGTTGCCGTCCGCCTGCCCGCTCACCACCACTGTAGCCGTACCGGGCAGCGTCGCGTTGTAGATGTTGGAGGCGTCGGCGGCGAACAGCCGGTGAGCCATCGAAGCGTTGCCGCTGTCGTACGGAAACATCGACTGGATAGGATTGGTGCCGCAGGTCGCCCAGAGCTGCGAACCTCCCCTGATCTTGATTGCATTCTGTGTGGGAAACCAGTTGGTCAGCTCGATAGCCGCCGCAGGCTTCATGAACGCATAGTTTTCGTTCTGAATGATGCCACGAGTCGCCGCTGGCATAGTCTTGGGATATGCCAGCATCTGCGCTTGCTGTGGGACCGCCGCACGGCGGAGATTCTTGTGCACGTCATAGTCCGGATTGGAAATTGCCTGTAGGTGCTTCCCACGGGTAGCCGATAGCTGCGTTGCGCGAGACCGGATAACGGCCCACGATGATAGGCGACGGCACGTCGCTTCCTGCGACCATGCCTAGAGCATCTTCGTACGTGTCCATGTCCTCCGCGTAAGAGCCGCCCTTGCCCTGCTTCCATCTCCAAATCAGGCCAAGCTTGAGCAGCCGCTCGTCCATGACAAACGTGTCATTGTCAGAGAGGAAGCGCGGACCCACGCCGCCGCTGGCGAGATTCACGCAGTTTGCGTTCATGTAGCCGAAGTGCAGAATGATCCCCGCGCCCTGCACAGGCCATGTCTGCAGTTGATTGCCGTACTGAGTCCACTCGCCCACAGGATAGCCGTAGGCGTTGCGCAGTCTCCGCCTGATCCAATCGTCCATGTCGGGGATGAATCGGAGTGGGGTCAGAGGCCGCGCGCTGGAGTAAAGATTCGCCGTCTTAAGAAATCGCTTAAAATCACTTGGCAGATTAAAGTTTGTCGTGAATCCATCGCACGGCAGTTGACCCCACACCTTCAGTTGCCGCCAATCGCGCGTGTCATACGCGATTAGCTGCGCTACTTCGTTCGCGAGCGCGATCATTTCCTGCTGTGTCCGGTCCAGCGCCGTCACAGGGAAAACCGATCCCTGCGGAATTGCGACACCGCAATAAGCGCAGACGTCCTGGATCACAGTTTGAATAGTCATCGCTGCCTCGCCGCCATCCCCGCCATCTGCACCAGCGTTCGATGGGACGGATTGCCCACAGGTCTGTGGCCAGTCACAGACTGGATATGCCGCTTGAGCTGCGGCACGGTCATCTGCCCGAAGTCCTCTTCCTCTACCCCCTCAGCGGCTTCGGCGGGTCCATCGTCGTCATCTGAAAGAGCCCGTACCTCCTCTTCATCGTCCTCGTCCTCTTCATCGTCCTCCGGATCATCGGGGTCTTTGGGCGGGGCACGAGACTTGATGATGTCCGGGTCGAGAATACCCTTGGATTTGGGACGCTTGGCATTTTGGGCGTATCGCGCATTATCTTCTGCGACTTGAAGCTTCGCTTTGAGATCGTCGATTTCCGCCCTTTGCTGCCCGATAATCGCTTCATTGGAGCCGCGCTCTATGTAGTCGATCGCCTGATTTTTCCACTCGCGTCCGCCCTGCCCGACGTTCTTGAGTTCTTGCCCGTCCAGGTGCGCGAGCGCTTCCAACGTATAGACCTGCATTGCCTTCAGTCCGGCCTTCTGCCCTTCGGTGAGGAACGGCGCGAGGTCAATAGGCGTGCCGGATTTGGTCTGCGTCTCTTTGGAGCGGAATTGCCTGTACTGGCGAGGCCAGCGCTCCGCGTAGGAGACCTGCACCTGCTCGCCTGACTCGTCGTCGACTTCCCAATGTGAGAAGCCGGTTGCGGGGTGCACGGAGTAGTTCGGTGAGCCTGCGAAGCGGATTTCCACCACATCCCAGTCATCGAAAAACTTGCGGCCCAGTTCTCGAGTTTTTGCCTCGTTGAGGATCGCGATGCTTTTGAAAATCGGAGTCACGCCGGTTTTGTCGTCGGGGACTCTATCTCTGTCCTGGAGAAGTTGACGTGCCATGTGCCAATCCTAAAAAGAGCGGGCGATTTCCGGGGGGTCCTCGCCCAAGTCTAGGGAGGAAGCGTTAAGCTGCCGGGTTCGAGTCGTAGAATCGCCAGTTGAACAGCGGATTGGTCATCGTCAGTTCACCCATCCAGCCGATGAATTGCGCAATGGCGTCCTTGTCGATGGGCATCAGGCCCTCGCCCTTGAACACCTTGTCGAAATTTCGATTGGCGTTGTAGCGGAGGCGGAAGGTGTCGGTGTTGAGACCGAATGTGGTGTTGCTCGGAATGTTGCTTCCGATTCCGCCGTCAAGCACGATTTCCGCGCGCTTGCCCCCACCAATGTATTCCAGTGCAGTGAAGCCCAGCTTGCCCAGGCTTGTCTCGTTGGTCTGCCGCTGAATAGCGACTGTCGCCGCGTCATACGCGGAGTAGTGCTCAGGCGACATGATCAGCAGGTCCGCGTAGTTGCGGCCGCGCGCCTGCTTGGTCATCACGACGTTGAGGAAAGGCCGGATCGTTGTCGAGGTGACCTGCGTGCCGATAGTTGCCGACATGCTGTTAGCGTCATAGAGCTGGGTACGCCAAATCGGCGCTGCAGCGCGATCAATTCCGCCATAGACACCCGACGTGTTGACAATCGGTACTGCAGTCGCGAGCCCGGTGAGCTGCTTCCCGCCGTTGGCGGTTCCATCACTGTAAAGCGCCGCGTCCATCGTGTCCTCAAGGGACCGCTCCGCAGCGTCCAGGTAGGCGTCCATCACGTCGATTAGTTGCGCGTCGCCCTCGTTGTTCAAGATTTCCTGCATGCTCAGGATGATGGGGACAACCACCATCTTGGGCACGTAATAGGCATCGTTGAAGAGATCGAGCGCCGGATTGAGCAGTTGATCGTAGCCGCTGTACCATTGCGCCGCGCTCTTGTTGATCTGCAGCGTCTGCCTGATCCGCGGCCCGCTGTAGGTCTGCCAGAGATTCTTTCGCCGCATCACGGCGAGAAGGGCGTTATTGTTCGAAACAAGGTCCTGATAGGACGGTGAGCGGTCCTCCAGCGCCATCGACAAGATTTGCTGGTAATGGACGTCAGTGTTGATGTCGGCCATCGTGGCTCTCCATTAGAGCGAGCCACGCACCTTCCTAACAGCGTTGGCGATGGCATCGCGCCGTGAAACGATTGGCTTCTTGCCCATCGCAGCGGGTGCATGCGTAGGCGAAGAGCCGTGAATCGACTTATCCACTTCGTTTCGGGTCTGAGCCGACGTGTTGCGGGTCTGAGCCGCGCGTGTTTGCGGATTAGGATCAGGTCTCAGCCGATCTGCTCGGGAGTATGCCTGATCGAGGGGGTAGCCGTGCTCTACCTCCTCCTTTATCAAATCCGCTAATTCATCAAACCGGGGGTGATCGGTTGCGAAGTTGTCAATCGACGTCCGGTGTTGCGTGAATTGCTGGTGATACTGCATACCTTGCACCGTCTGCGCAAGGGACTCCACCATCTGATGCAGTTGACCCATCTTAAGGTCTTGAGATTGCGAACTATTTCGCGTCGAATTTAGCTGTAACTGCTCCGGGCTCATGCTCAGAACGTGATAGGCGACGTCGCGCAGCCCGATTCTCTGCCCCGTTCTGGGGTCCTTGAGGCCCAGGTTGTTTATGATCATGTCGAGCCCGCCCACCACATCGGAGCGCAGCTTGCTCTCCATCGACACGTAGTTAGTCAACGCCTGTCGCAGATTTGTCCCACTGCGCTGCGCTAGATCGTCAAAGTCCGCAATGTTCTGGAAAGATTCAGCTCCCCTCCTGTACTGCTGATACCCATCCTCAATCTGCTTGATCATTTGATGGGTAGCGCCGCGCACCGATTCCGGAACACCGTGCCAATCCGCTTTAGCAGCTTCACTGAAGCGGCCCGGAGCATCGCGAAACGGCGCATTCTCCGCCAACGGCTGGAATTTCTGTGGCGTGACCGGCTGAGCTGGCTGCTGCCCCTGCTGTTTGTTCGGATCAGCCGACACAAAGCGCCCGCCGTCTCCACGCTGCTGCGCTGGTGCCTTGTCCTGTGCGGGCGGCTGCTTCTGCTGTGGCTGCGCCTGCTGCGGCTGTTTGTCAGCGCCCGGCTTCGCGTCGGGTGCTTTCGCTGTCTGCTGCGGCTGCTTCGCCTTATCGAATGCCTTCTGAATCGATTCCCGTCGCGACGCATTACGTTCAAATTCAATGCGCTCAGAAGACTTCTGCGGCGCCTGTGAGCCCACAGGCTGCGGAGGAGAAGCTGGCGAGCTATCTGGGATCGGGGTCTCTGTGGGGGTCGGGGGCGGCGTAGGAGCCTGTGCCGCAACAGTCGTGTCAGTCATTCGTAAACTCCCTTTGGTCGGTGCCCAGCTCGATATTTATCGAGCGTGTTTTTCAGATGCTGCTTGCGCATCCTCTTGAACTCCGGAGCGATGCTGCCGCGCTGCTTGGGCTGCGGCTTTTCGTTGCCTACTTCAGTGAGCCCGTGCTCCCGCCCGACCTTGCGGAATTGGGCTTTCGATGTGTAGAACCTCCCGTCTACCTGCTCTGTTGGCTCCATGTGATCGCTGATAACGTAGGGCAGTGGGAGATCGCTGCGGTTGTCCGGGCGATCCTCCACATGCGTGTAGATAGTCCTCGTGCCGTCCTCTATGATGACCAGCCGCCGCGTCATCTCAGCGTCCACCATTTCTTGATGACGTAGATTGTCACCAAGCAAAACAGAATGAGCAGAATCAGCTCACCGTCGCTCAAGTCGTTGTCCAGGTCTGCGCCGCCGAATTGCCCGCGCTGCCGTCATTCACCACTGTGACCGAATGCGCGCCAGCAGGCGACGGCGCGGTGAGGCTGAGAACGATCGACGTAGGCGACACGAGCCCGCAGCCCAGCGGAGCGGCCGCTACACCATCGACGAAAACCTGAGAGTTGGCTGTGAAATTCGTTCCCGTCAGTGTCAGGCTAACCTGAGCCCCGTGCACCGATGACGTCGGCGCAATGCTCGTCAGCGTCGATGCAGCCGGATAGGACGCATGCGACTTGTTCGGCGTAGACGTAAACACGCCATCTGAGCCGTAGGCTTCGCCCTTGATCGCACCGGACGTCACGCGGATATCGTTCGCCGCTCCAGGGAATGCGCCCACGGTCTCCGTGCCGGAGCCCTCCGGAAGATAGGTGCCCACGGTGTTGACGGCGAAGGTGCCTTGCGCGCCCTTGGTGCCAGCGACAACGCCAGCCGATGACGGCGGGTAGCCCTGCCCGGTGACGATGTTGGTGGGTGGCGTCGGGTTCTCGCAGGTCACGGTGACCGCCGTCTGATTGCCTGCCGGTGAGAGCGGCTGCACGCCGTCGTCAGTCGGCGTGACTTCGCCCAGGATGATGGGCTCACCCTGCGGCTCGTTCGGGTGCAGCATCATCAGATTGACCTTCAGCGGGTCCGTCTCTTTCGGCGCCTTGCTGTAGTCAACCGGATTTCCCGTGTTGATCTTGAGATCGTAGTCCGGCTTCACCTTCGGCGGGCTCTTCTCCTCCGTCAGGGACGAGCCTTGCTTCGTCGGGGGTGGTGTAGGCGAGGCTGACTTTTTTCCGTTGTTTTGGTGTGTCGGCTGCAGGGCCATAGCGGATATTCCTTTCCATCGTTTGCAACAGCTTGAAATTCCGCAGAATCAAGTCCGCGTACTGCGCGCGGATTTGGCGGTCATTCCTCTCCATGCCGGTTAGCACCATGCGCAGCGACTTGATCGCCAGCTCCACGGTCTCCCGCTCCAGCTCTCTCAACTCTTCTCTGGCGCGTTCTCTGTCGATGTTGCTTCCTTTCGTGGCGGGTCATCAGCCTCGTAAGGGCCGACTCCAGCACCGACGTAAACAACCGGGATGCCCATCCCGTTAGTGACTTTAACAGCCCCCATTCCATATTTGTTTCCCGCCTCCTTGACGGGAATGCCAATCCCCTTCGCGGTGTTGTCCACGACGGGGATGCCGATGCTTCCTGTCACAACACGCATGTGACTACTTTCGATGTCCGCCCGGTGCAGGCGGCGGCGCTGTGGGATGTGACGGCGATCCTCCACTAGGCGAATCCGGATGTCCAGGGCTTCCGCCCTCCGGAAGCTGCGAAGCCTGCGGCTTCACTTCGGTTCCAACGATATTCACTGTGCCGTCCGGGTTGTTAGTCACCGTTGCATTCCTGATTTCAATCGGGTGATCTGCCATCTACTTCTCCTCTGGTTAACCGAATCCGAACCCGCCGCCAAAGTCCATCATGTCGGGCGAGTAGTTGCTCATATCAGCAAGCTGACCCATCTGCATTCCGCCCAGGTCAAACATGCTCCCCAGGTCCTGTGACTGGAGCTGACTGAGCTGCTCAGACGAGATCGGCGTTTGGTCCGGTGCCATCTGCGAGCCCTGTGGATCAATCCCTTTAAGCTGATCCTGTGACAGGTAGGGCACCGGCGCCTTGGCGCCCATCGACGGCGCCGAGGGCTGCATGGGGGTTCCTACCCGATCCTGCCACCTGCCGGAGAAGCTCTCGCCAGCCATCGGCGCCTTGCCGCCGCCCTCGCCAGAGAGCTGCCCGCGCTGCTGCATGACGTCGCCCCCAGGCGGAAAAACTGCGCCGCCCGTGCGTTGGTTGTACAAGCTCTCAAATGTGCGGTCTCCCGGTGTATTATTGAGGTTGCCGGTCGCACCCTGGAAAGGAGCTGGAGCCTGCCAGTTCTGCACCGGCTGAGCCCCAGCGCCCCATCCCGCCCCCTCCGGTCGAGGGGCAGGGGACGGAATTGGACCCCCCATCGCGTTCGCATTGTCTGGCCTAGCCGTGGGTGTGGGAATAGCCGCGCCACCCGCACTATCACCGGGGGGAGCCACGCCAGAGGCGGCGGGTCCCACATGGATGTTGACGTTGTTCTGCCCTTGGGTACCGACGACGTAGACCTGCCCGTCGCGGACAACCGGACGCAATTGGGTGTCGATATTTCCTCCGCCGCCTATCTCCATGGATTTGATGATGTTTTGGGCTTGCTGCATGGTCGAGTACTGCTGCCCGCCGCCAAACATGCCCAGGATCGAGCCCAGACCCCCTCCGCCGCCGCCGGGGGGTCCTGCCCCGGGCTGCCCGGCCCCCCGCATGGCGGAGCCGATCGCAGCTCCAGGCCCGGCCGGAGCTTGAGTCGACGGCGCCGCGCCTGTCGCGGATTGTCGCGAAATGTCGTCAGTTGTCGCCTGATCCCCCTGCCCAAAGAGCTTGTTGGCGTTGGCGATCCGCGCGGCCGCGCCGCTGTTCGAGATTTCGTACTTGCTCCGGAAGGCGTTCGCCGCCTCCTCCGGCGTGCGCGCGGCCTGGAGCGCGGCGTAGGCGCCCTTGTAGCCACCCATCAGCTCCTGCCGCATGAAGCCCTGCTGCGCCTCGTGCGAGTTGGGGTTCATGCCGTTCGCGGCCGCGTATTGCTGCAGCCCGGCCCAGCGATCGCCGCGCCATTGCGCGATCCCGTGGGCGGTCCCCTGGTCCCCCGTGGCGTTCAAGCGTAGGTCGGAGAAGCTCTCCTGCTGCAGATTGCCCACGAGGCCCGCCGCCTGCGCCCGGTTGAGCCCCAGCCCACCCTGATCCACAGGACGCATGGCAAAACCCATCCACGAGCCCACGGCGCCGGTGTACGGCACGTTCCCCGGAGGCGTCGGCGTGCCTGGAGGTTTCGGGATCGGCTGGGCTCCAGCCACAGGTTGTGCTGAGCCCTGCGCGCCCTGCTGCTTCATCAGCGACGCGGTGTCGCCCATGCCGCCGCCCGGCTGAATGCCGTAGGTGCGCGCCTGCGCCGGTGTGAAGCCGTGCTGAAAATCGCCGCCCAGCATTCCCATCCCGCGGCGCCCGCCCAGGTCGAAATGCATCAGGTCCATTGCCCCGTATTTCGACGGGTTTCCGACGCCTGAGAAATAGCCGCCCCAGCGCAGGTTTTGACCAATCTCGGGCGCATTCTGATCGGCGTAGCCTTTCAGCCCGTTAGCGAAAGACTGGTAGGCGCGCGTGACTTCCGGGTTGCCGTGCACTTGGTAGTTCGGCAGCGCCTGCCCGGTGTTGCGGTCCGTGAGCCGGATATCAACTGCCTCGCCGTGCCCGTGCTCCGACTGCCCGGAGCCCGGCCGATAGCCGGAGTAGAAGCTCACGTCATAGCCGGAATTAGCCTCGAATTTTTCGGCATAGGCTTTGAGCGTCTCCAGAAACTTCTGATCGACGTCTTTCCAATTCTTCCCGGCTTGGAACGTGGCCATCAGTCACTCCTCGGTCGAGTCGACGCCAAATTGATCAGCGCCATGGCGAACACGCCTATCAGCCCGCCTGCGCAGACGGAGATCACCACAGTTGTCCAGAACTCCACGGTGCCTAAGCAATTGGTCACCTAAGCCCTCCAGGTCCGGCCGGAGGCGGGCGCGCTGCCGCCTGCTGCATGCGCTGCTGATGCATCTCGCCAGCCTGCTGCCTGCGCGACGCGGCATCCTCGCGCGCCATAGCCTGCCGGTTCTCAGACTCCCGCTGGGCAAGCATTGACTTTTGCTGTGCCAGCATCATCGCGGTATCACCCTTCTGCTTGTCCTGCTGCGTCTTGGCGGCAATCTGCAGAACCTTGGCGTTCGACTCGCGCATATCGTTCTGCGCGTCGCCGCGAGCAACCGCCTGCTGCCCGGACATTTTCATTTGCTCGATCCGCTCCTGACTGGCAGCCTCCTGCATCTTAAGCTGACGGTCCTTATCGTTCTCGGAGCCCTGCCATTGAAGTTTCTGCTGCTCAAACTCGAGTTGCTGCTGTTGAATCGACGGCTGCTGCTGTTGACTTCCGCCCTGCTCCATCTGTGCGACAAGCTGATCTATTGCACCGTCCAGCGAGCGACCTACGCGGTAGGGCGCAATGGCGAACTTAAGCAGCTCGCCGCAGAACTGCGCGCTCTCCGGTTTCGCCGCGATCAACTGCGCGAGCTGCGGCAGCAACTGGGAAAGCACCTGCATAAACTCGGCGCGGCGCTGCTTCTCCAACTGTTCGTCCGGGAAGATCGTTGAGTCCGTCTCGATATCGAGCACGTACGCCCTCGCCCGGTTGTTCCGGATGAAGGCCATCACATCCTCCACAGTGGGCTTGGAGGCAAGCTGCGTCATCATCTGCTGGGCGTGCGCCTGCACCTGCTGAAACTGCTGGATACCCTGCTGCGCCATGCCGGGGTTCTTGGAGACCGCCTGCTGCACCTGCGGCATCTGCACGATCCGCCCGACCTGCGCCTTCTGCTGATTGAGCTGCTGCTCGATCCCCATCATCTGCTGTTTAAGCTCAGCCTTTGTGGGAAGCTGCATCTGACACATTTGTAGGATAGTCTGCGCGGAGAACTTCTCCGTGATCACTTCAATCGTTTTCAGCACAAGGGCTTTCGCCATATGCGCCATATTTCGCTGCTTGTCACGGACGCGGACGGAGCCGTACTGAGTCTTGAGCTGCTGAGCCCCCAGGGTCTCCTGTGGATCGGTCGCACCGCGCATGATGTCGGACAAGCCCATGATCTGGTAGATGTCGTCAATCACCTGCTTGCGAAGCTGCACACAGCCTGTGATGACGTTGGCGATCATGTCGATTGGAAGCCAGATGATGACTTCCTTGGTGCCTCCGAACGCCGCCCAGTTGCTGACGGGTACAAGAATCCGCGAGGCGCTTTTCATCTTGACTGCAGCCTCTACGGCATCTCCCAATTCCGCCCCCCCGGCTGGATAGAACCCCTTAACTTCCAGCGCCTCACTCAGCGCATGAATGCGTCCGGTGAGGAGGTTCACTTCGTCAAGCTGATCCTTGTAGTACATCACATCGGGGATCGGGATCAGCGATCCGCGCTGCAGCGTGGAATAAGCGGGGCGGGGGCAGGGGAAGAAATCGCGAAATTCCATGTGAGGGTCGTCAACATCAAGGAGGTCCTCAACGCCCTCCGTCACCCAATACACTTGGTTGTCCAGCTTGCTCCAGATTTCCCAGAACTTGGCGCGAAGCGTCTCGTCCGTGCCTCCCTGATCCTTGACGTCCTTGTCGATTCGATAGGTCGCTGTTTTGTAAGCATCTCCGGACGTCGGTTCGAACCTAGCTTTAGCTTCTTCCGCTGTCAGGTACGCAGCAGCGGCAACCCACCCAACCTCCGCCCAGTTTCTAGAGACCGAATGTAGAAAGTCCCTCCTATGCTTGAAATCTATACTCACCTTCTCCGGGTTGCGGCCTTTTGCCGACTCAAAGCGTGGCCATGCTACGCCACGTCCAGCAAGGATCACGTCATCACGGATTTGAATCATCAGGTCGTCGATGTCGCAGTCATCGAACGCGACGATGCAGCACCGCTCCATGACTTCTGCCGATACCTGAAACACTGGGCGGCGGTCCTTGAATTTCGGCACCACCACAGGGACCGGAGGGCGCGCGTAGATTGACGGTCCCATGACCGCAATGTTCGCCCAAAAGAGTTGAAATTCCTTGTCTCGCACCGCGTTGGAGAGCCGCTGCAGCGAGCCAAAAAGCTTGTCGATGTTGTCGCAGGAAGTGTTCCACTCCTTGTAGGCTTCCTCCGACTGCTCAAGCTGATCCATCCAATAGCGCGACGTCTTGGAGCGCTTGGAGTCGTCTGCCGGATTGACGCCTGCGGGGAACGGCGGGGCTTTTTCCGCTGAGTTATCAGCGACTTTGCCCGGATAGTCCTTCATTGAGTCGGCCATCACGTCCTCTCGCGCCGCGCGCGCAATCAGTCCGGACGTGTGCCTAGTCTCGACTTATAGCTTGCTCAGCAGCATCTGCAATGCCGCCTTGAGCCACGCCGTTTCCTCGCGCGTCAGCGAAATGAGCACGCCGCGCGTCAGCGGGCAGTTGTGGCGCCCACAGGGAGCCCGATAGCCGGAGCAGGCGGGGCACCATTCGGTGCCCGGCCGCGGCACCTGATCGTCATAGCCGGGCCACTCACTACCCACGTTGATCAGGCAACTCTCTGTCACTGCTCAGCTCGATCCGCTGCGGCTTGAAAATCGACCGATTGATCGCCATGAACGCCTCCTCGATCTTGGTCCGGCCGATGGCAAGCCAGCGCTTATCGGTGCGCTCCTGCTTCGCCAGAAAATCGAGTCGACGGAGGATCAGCTCCTCGTTGCGCTTCATGTCATTCACGTTGTCCACAGCCCAGTCATCCTGCGACACGTAGCCCGACACGGGCAGCGGCTTGTATGGAAAATCGCTCAATGTGTTTTCTCCTATGGTTTGGTCAACCTCTTCCATCATCGTCCTCCCGCAGATATCACACGTCTCGCCCGGCTTGAGATGACACTCCCCGCAGGGCAGCTCGATCAGCGCGTCACTTCCCCAGCGGGTTATCCACAGGCTTGCCACGCAGGATCACTCCCATCACTTCCGCGAGCCGCACCTTGTAGCCCAGCGCAATCTTGCCGATCCGCTGCGCCTCGATCGCATCCGAGCACTGCATGTGATAGTTGGTGCACGCCACCCTCACCGACGCGGCTTGCCCCTCCGTCAGCGTCACCCCGTTGATGATTATCTCCGGCTCTTCCACAAAAGGCTTGGCGCGCGGGTAGTTGCCCTGCAGGTTCGCCGCGTGCTCCTGCTGCTGCCGCTGCTGCTGCATCTCTCCCACGGTCCCCTCAACCGCGCCTTGACCCCGCAGCTCCTGCGCCTGCCGCTGCGCACGCTTCGCGTCCCAGTGCTCCTGCTGCTCCTGCGCCTTGCGCTGCGCCTCAGCCAATGGAGCGAATTTCGACTCGTTGGTCATAATCTGATCCCTCTGTGCGTAACAACCTCCTCCGGGGGCGGAATGATCCACCCCCTGGAGCGTGTGCGAGGCCGATAAGATGGAACGGATAGAGGTCGCCACGCAAGTCCCAGATAGCGAAATGCCGCTGCGGGATGCGAGCACCAGTCGTGAACGTCTGTGGTGCGGAACGCTTTTCGCTCTGGGTCCCATTCTCTGCGGTATTGCTCTAGCGCTGCTAACCCATGCGCCTCACACCGCGGATGAAACACGCAGAACGGCAGCGTCCTGCGCGCCGCCTCGATCCCATCCTGAAACGTCGCGTTGGGCACCAGCAGCGGGTGCAGTCCATAGAGCTGCATGGACTCAATGCGGGTCCGCGAGCTTCCCCACTCCTTGACCTTGGCGTCATGCGGCACGTAATCGTTGCCGTCGAGCCAGCCGTACTGCTCTCTGCGCTGCCTGACCTCATCCGCGAAGTGCTCCACCCCCATCTGAGAGGCGGAGTAATCGTCCAGGATCATGATCTGGGCGCCCTGCTGCTGCCACCACCAGATAGACGTATCATCGCGCACCCCGATGTCCCAGGCGCGGTGCACCGGCGCGTGGAGGTCTGCCGGAACAGGCTGTACGCGATCCTCGCTCCGCACGCGCTGCATCTCCAGCGCGAAGTAAGCGCCGAGAATAGCCGCATTGAACGAGCACAAATACTCCTGCTCATACTGGGCACGGCCGACGTCCTCCCCGAAGAGCTGCTGATACTCGCTCAGCGCGTCGCGACACTGCTGTCTGGTGAGGGCGCCGGTGTCCTTGATGGTGAGCAACTGGCCAAACCAGCGAGAATCGTTTCCGTGTTTGGCGTAGTCGTACAGCGCCTTGGCATGATTTCGTCCGCGGGGTGTCGTGATGAATAGAGCCCAGCCGTCGTTTTCCTCCAGAATAGGTCTATGATAAGCCCATGCCTGTGGGTTAGCCAAAGCCCACTCAGAATAAGTGATCCCAACAGTAGAACTGCCAAGGGTCGCATCATAGCGATCGCTCCCGATGACTTGCCACGTGCTCCCATTCTTGAACCTGATAAACATCTCGTTTTCATTGGTCGCCTCCCGCAGCTCCACAGGAAAGGCTTCGTCGATCCGTCGTTTGCCGGTGTGAGAGTTGACAGCGGTCCAAATAGCTTTTCTGCCCTGCTCAAACTCCGGGAGGCAGTGCCAATAATTTCCCACTCGTTCGAAGGCGGAGCACGCAGCATGATGCAATGCCACGTCATCCTTCCCCGCACGCCGGTGCCAAATCGCAATTGCACGTTTTCCCCCTGCCTGCAGGAAGTCCCACAGGGAATTTTGATACCAGCGCGGCTCCCAGTTATTTGGGAGGCGAATGCTCGATCGTGAGCGGAGGACGTCCGGTAGATTGCTGCGTGTCACGTTTCACAATCTCTACGCTGATCGCTTGGAGACTGTGTGCCTGGATTTGAAGGGGGATCACCTTAGCGAGCAATCCCATAAAAGCAACAGGGTGGGTGCGGGCCTGTTTCCTCAGCCACCTGATCAAGCCGTCATGATCGGCGCCGTTGCCGCCGCCCTCCAGGTCCGCGGCACGGATAATGGCATCCTTCAGCAGCATCCCCATGCGGCCCATTCCGCGCATCCTATTGCGCAAGCGGGGCTTTACAACCTTGGGTAGACTCGAGTTTTCTGGGCGCGATGACAAACGACTTCGCGGCTGGAGTCCCGCGCCCGGCGATCCCGATTGATACGGAGGGGGTACAGCAGGGCTCTCCCTGTGACCGTGACCCGGGGTAGCGCTCACAGTGCTACGCGCTGTGGCGCTACCGTCTGGAGCGCTCGGGCGAGTAGCAGCGTCAGCACAACCGCGGCGCGTGTCGCGCTGCGGTTGTGCGGGCTCTGCTACTCGCGATGCCTCACGAGCAGCGCGCCGCGCTGCTGCGCTCGCGCGCAGCGCCGCGAGCCGCTTAGCTTCCACAGCGCGTTGTTTCGCTGGTGACCATGCATCAGCGCTCCGCGTTGCGTCTGATTTGCGAGCGCTCGTTTTCGGAGTCTTTTTCGGGGTCTTGGGAGCCATTGCCTGAAAATCCTTCGGACGATCCACAGAACCCGAAACTTAAACCTTGTTGTCTCCCTGGTGCAAATTGCGCGAATAAGCTTGGAAATTTTCGCAGGTCCCGCGGTCCTCCAAATCCCCGACCTATCCAAACGTATCCAAGCGCATTTGGATACGTTTTGGATAGGTTTGCCTTGGATAGGCTAAGTGGTTGATTATATGAATATATATTTGAAATCATCCTCTCTAGTAAACCTATCCAAGTCCGCTTGGATAGGTTTTGGATACATTCTCTTTCCAGTTGCATCTTTTTCTCTTGCATTCGCTGCCCATTGGTCCTAGAACATTCCGAGGGCGTTTCAGCCCTTGGAGAACCTGTCAATGTTTAACCCCAACGTCGATATGACCACAGAAGCCCTGGTGTTCCTGGCGATCAGCCTTGGAATGATCCGCAGCGAACGTGATTTCATGGAGCGCAGCGAGCAAGCGCGCTGCGTCATCCTGCGTCAGGTCTGGCGCTATCTCGACAAGCAACCGAAAGGACATTGAAGCATGATCGACCCCAAACTTGTGCGGGATCTGGAACGTCGCATTGCGACGTTCTCCGCGTCTCTGCAAACCAAACTGACAGAGCCGCAGCGCTTCGCGGTCCTCACAGCGCGGACCGCGCTGCAAAAGATTTTGGAGGATTGGCACAACGGCATTTTTCTAGGAGGCAATGACGATGCAACGAGCTGAAGCCCTCACCTATCTTTCGTTCGCGGTTGATGACGCCATGAACGAGCGCACATTGGACGAGATGCCACGGGACGCGCGCTTGGTGCGTCTCGTTGGCTGGCAATGCGGCTTTGAGCCGCTGTTCGTCGCGGTATGGTCCTATCTGCCGGACACGCGACTCGACGCTGAGGAGGCCGCGGAGCTTGCTACGGACCTGCTCCTGGAAAAGAAGTGGTTTGCTGATCCCCAGCAAACTGAGCCCGATTTCATCATTTAACCCTGTGGGAGAATCTGTCATGTCAACGTCGCTGAAAACCAATCCTGAGCCGCTGCTGTTCTCCGACTCCGCGCGCGGTATCTACATTCCGCAGCACTTCGCGCAGTCGATCAACCGCGAGTACGTCACTGGGGGTGTTGAGCCTGAGGACTGGACGTCGCTTGAGGCAGGTCCGGACTCGGAGAACTACTGGGAGTCGTGGGATCAGGTCCTAACCAATTGCGTCATAACCGACGCTGACGGCATTGTCTGGACCTTGCACCAGGATGGGGACCTGTGGCTGATCCCGCAGGGCATGGAGTGGAGCGAGGATAAGGACTGCTTTGTGTGGCCGGAAGACTCTGAGCCCGACACCACTAGCCGCGCGTCCCATTTCTCGTAAGCCCGAGTCCTCCAAACTGAGCCCGCAAAAAAGCGGGCTCTTTTTTTATGTCTAGGTCCCATTTGCCTGTTGACCATTGGGCCTAGATCGTGCTTTCTAGGGCAGGGACATTCCGTCCCGCAACGCATGGGCGATTCAGCCCTAACCACAGGATTTGATACCATGGCACATAATATCGACCGTTCGAACGGCCGCGACAACATCGCGTTTTTGGGTTCGCGTAACTCGATTTGGCACCGTCTTGGGCAGGAAATGTCCAAGGGAATGACGATTGACCAGTGGCAGCAGGCCGCGGGCCTCAACTGGGAAGCAATCAAGGTCCCCGCGATTGCTCACCTGCGCGGCGCGGACTTTGATCACCTAGACCCCAAACTGCGTTTCCAGGAAGTGGAGGAGCGCAATTTTCTGGCGCGGTCCGACACCGGACACGTTTTGGGGTACGTCAGCGATCGCTATCAGCCTGTGCAACCGCGCGAGGTTCTTGATTGGTTTCAGCGCTACATCAGCGTCGACGATCGCTTTCAACTGGATGTCGCGGGCTCTTTGAAGCAAGGCGAAATCATTTGGGCAACCGCGACATTCAACGGCGACTTGACCGTTGCTGGTGATCGCCACACGGCGCGCTTGCTGATGACAACCACGTTCGACGGATCAGGCGCCACGATCAACCGCGGTTGCGTGGAGCGTGTCGTATGCAACAATACCCTGGACGTCGCGCTTGCGGAGTCCGGTGCGATCGTCCGAACCCGCCACAGCACCAAGTTTGACGCGAAGCGAGTCAGCAACGAGCTGGCGCGCATTGCCAAGGGCTTTGAGCGCTACAAGGCGGTAGGTGACGCGATGGCACAAGTGGAAATGTCCAAGGAGGCGGTTGCGGACTTTTTCAAGGATATCCTGGACATTCCGCGGGACGCGAAGCGGGACGATATCAGCTCGCGTAAGCAGAACCAATACAAGGCCATGGGGCAAGCGTACGGGACTAGCGTACGCGAGGGCGCACCAGAGCGGAGCGTGTGGGCAGCGCTTAATGCGGTGACTCGCTATGTCGATCATGACCGCATTGGAGGCAATGACGAAACCAAGTTTTTATCCGCCGAGTTTGGCAGCGGCGCGGACATGAAAGGGCAAGCCATGGGCCTGTTGCTGCCTCTGATCAAGGATAAGGTCCCAGTGCTGATCCGGTAGCGCGTACAGCACTAGGAGCTGAGGGCAGGCGCCGTGAAAACGGTCACCTGCCTTCAGCCATTAGGGGCACCAGAAAACGGAGAATCTGTCATGTCGAGATATCAAGCTATTCGGACCTACTACTATCCACCCACGAATCACCGCGGCGCAAAGTGCAAGGCTGTCAGCGCGTCGGGCCTCTACCTCACAACGCCATGGGACGAGAACAAGACAATCGAGGATAACCACATCAGCGCCGCGCGAGCGCTCGCGTGCAAGTATTCCTGGAACGGTTCCTATGTCATGGGCGGACTGGACAAGCGCGGTTTTGTGTTTGTGTGCGCGGACCTGCCTGAGCCCTTTATCGGCTCCACGTTTCGCGTGGGTGATCGTCCTAGCGTCCCTGTGGGCAAAGAGCTGACGCCACAAGAGGCAGCGGACCTGCTGCCCAAGGTCCGCGGGGATATCCACCCACTAGGGCAGTACGATCGACTCAAGCTCACCCATGGCACGGAGTCGGAGCTGGCAAAGCTTAACGACGTTGAACCTCGCACTGCTGCCGGTTCATTGGACTAGGAGTCGAGCACATGAAACGAGCAGCAATCTTGCTCGCTGGTGCGGCCGCGCTTTGCGCGGCCGTTCCTGCGTCAGCTCAGGTCCGCCGCATTGATTCGGTAGTCCTGCTCTGCACTCCGCCCATAGATTTCCGCGAGGCTGATCCAATCGTTCGGACCTATGTTGCTTTCAACGCGGACCAAACCACAGTTGAGGCAATGTCGATCAATCACGAGGCCCGTTCCGGTGTCCGGTACGATCGCTTTCAACAGTACGATTTCAAAGTAGGCGTTTTTGACGGGATGTATGGATGGACGGGAGTCTATCTCAACAAGGCGTCAGTCATCATGTCCGGTGCGGCATATGTCGCAACGGACGGGCTCTGGTACTACCGCGAACGGCTCTGGGAAAACGGCATAGCGAAATGGGATCACACGATCCCGTGCAGCGTTATTAAACACGAGGTTAGGCCATGAGTCAGCCAACTGGCATCTATCAGTTCTTACACCAGAGCCGAAAAACAGCACAGCAAGAGCCCGACGCGAGTCGGGCTCAAGATGCTTCTAGGGAGGTTTGCAGGCTGATCAGGAACGAGCTAGGCGCGGACCTAGACCCCATGGCGTTCCGTTTGTTCCTACGTCTGTACTGGCATAAGCTCTCCACACTCTGTCACGAGATACACGAGAACGAGGGCACACAATGACACTGAAAGCGGGAGACCTACGCGCGGCGCTGATCAAGCTTGACCGCCGCTATGAGAAGCAAGGCGGTATGACGCAGGTGAGCCTAGCGAGATTGCTGGGGATAGCTCCGCGAACCCTGAGACATTGGCTCGCGGGACGCGGTAAAGCATCTGAGCCGTTCGCGCTGCTCGTCCAATTGCTACTAGAGCGCAACATCTCACCTGCACAACTGAGGAGGATACGCAAGGCATGGAGCGAACCGACAAAACCGAAAAAATCGTCGCGGAGTTGATCGACGTTCTAGATCGTCACTTTCCGCGCGCACACGAGGACTCACAGCAAGCTAGTGACCGCTGCATCGCAGTCTCTAGCCTGACTGTGGCGCTGTTCCTCGCGCAACGCTTCAAGAACGGGCAACGCGGCCGCATGGACCTTTTCGACGCATTCCAGCAGATGGTACGGCGCGCGCTGGTGGAGAGCGCCAGGATGGGCGATGCAGTCGAGTAGGCAATTTACACCGCACCAGTGATTTACACCGCACCAGTCGATTTACACCGCACCAGTCGAAAACGAGGCACACGAATGAGCACGGGCAACGTCTTACTGACGATCATGGTGTTCTGGATAATGCTGTTCTTTTTACACCTGATCAGTCTACTCAAAGAGGCAAGGAATGCTTTGCGGGCGATCGAGCGGCGCCAGCAGGCTGAGCTGGAGGCCCTCCACAACATCGCAAGGTTCGCTGGTCAGTCATCCAATGCACTGACCTACATCGTGAACAGGATTGAGTTTTGGGACCAGTACAGGAGGCGCGATGCCGCCTAAAGACAAGCTGCCGATGGGCGAGATGCTCTTCGTCATCAACACCGCGGAGAAAATGCGCGCCGTGATGGAGCGAAAGAAGCTGCGCCGCGCGAAAGCTCCGTGTCCCAAATGCCGCGGCATGCTGCACGCGGCTCTCTTCTCCGGCCGCGGTCCGAAGGGAACAGCTCTTCACATGCAGTGCGACGGCACCTGCAAGATGGTTTACATGGAATGAGAAACCAAGAACGTACGGCCCTGCTCGGGCTGCTGAAGAGTCTCGCTGCGTCCAAGCAGACGCTGAGCAAAGCGGAGCAAGCCTCCGGTCATTACGTTGTTACCGGAAAGAACGGCTTCCTCGAAACTGTCAACGGCCGCTTCCTGATGCACGTCCAATATGCCTCCCTGCGGAGCTGGCAGCACGTCAAGCGCGTTTTGAAATGCACTGTGGTGTTCGAGGGCGACAACGGCGGAACGCTGCTCCTGGAGCTTCCTATTGAGCCTGAGAGGGCAAAGCTCGTCCGTCGATGGCTCGGGATCAGAAAAGGAAGGTGGGTGTGATGGCGCTTAACGACGCAATGCGATTCGAGCTGCACTTTCTCGACACCGGGCAAGAATCCACAAGCAAGCCAGACAAGCGATACCCGCGCGGGATCGACCTGGACCTTGCAGGCAAGCGCGCGCCCACCTGCGTGACGCCGCTGCCCTACCCGGCGCCGCGCGTCGGCAAGTACGTACTGCATTGCATGCTGTGCGGGCAGCGCGTCCTGATCACTGTGGCAGGTCGCCCCGACGATCCGCGGTCCTGTCGGCTCGCCTGCAACATCCTTCAATGAGCTGCACGGAATCTCCCGTACGGCTAATTTCGTGCAACTGAGGAGGTACACAAACGTGAGTCAGAAATGTCGAATCATCGCTTTCCAGGTCCCAGGCTCCCGCGCAGGCGAGGCAATCACAGTCGCGCGCTGCGACGTCCACAACTGGGATATGGGGTACGGGCTCGCGCTCTCCGGATTGACTCAAGGGTCAATGTGTCCGCTGGGCCGGATCGAGCAGGCTGTGGATGACGGGGTCGACCGATTCAATCGCGAGATATTTCAACAATTTATGCAATACATGTCGGAGAGCACCAAGGCTCGGGAGGGCATGTTCAAGGCGAGCGAGGACCTGCGCACTGACCCGGAGGCTGCGCCATGATCGACAACATTACCCACCTAGCTCCACAGTGGTGCCTGTGCTGCGGCGCCAAGATCACCGCGGCCGCGGAGATCGAGGACCTGCCGGTCACGCCAGAACCGGGCAATTACAACATCTGCCTGCATTGCTGTCATATTCACGTCTACGGCGACAACTACCGGCTGCGAGAACCTACGGCTGAGGAATTTGCAGAGGCGATCGCCAATCCTGAGGTGCAAAAGACGCTGGTTTTTGCCAAGACTTTCCAGGCATTTCGAGACGTCAACGCGGCCATAGGGGTATCCAGCCTGACAAACGAGCTGCTGCTCGCCACGGACCCGGCTGAGACTGCGCCGCAGTCTAAGCCGCCTTTTGAGGGTGAGACACCCCCGTCTCCCCGTGAACAGAAAAGCAACAAGCGCGAACGAATCACAAAGCACCGACGAAAATAGCTCAGCTTAGTTTTCGCCGGTCTGCTACGGCTCAGCGGCCGCGCGGCCCGACCATAGCCCGGTCAAAGGTCTGTACCTCCCAACCCGGCTGCGCGGTTCCAATGTAGAATCTCGGGAATAGAGCGATTCGATCGAGCGGGACCCCTAATCCTCACGAGTTAGGGGTCCGGCCCGTTGCTCCCAGCCTGCAGGTGGCGGACCTACCCACTCGGAGCCTCTGACGCGCGCGTACGCCACGCGCCGCCCGCACTTCGCCCGTTAATATGGTGCCGGGGGCAGGATTCGAACCTGCGACGCTTGGGTTTTCGACCCAACGCTCTACCGCTGGAGCTACCCCGGCATGGGGTCGCTCCTATTGGTATGGGCACTTTGGAAAGTCAGGCAACAGATCGCCAGACTGGCAGGTATTCCGCAACACGCTCTCAATCTGATGCGGCTCGAATATGTTGTTCGGGCTGCTAATCGCCAGCACAAGCAACGTGGCAGTAACAATACAAAATAACCAACTCAGAAAACGCATGGGTTGAAATCCCTCCTATTTAGACCCACGAGGCCCAGGCGGCTTGCGGCTGTAAGTGCCGTTCTCCCGCCTGAGACTGACACCTGCCTTGGAGCAGGCGACCTGCAAGCTCGCCATGGTGGTGCCCAGGCGCGCGGCTATCTCGTCCCTGCTGACCCCCTGCGACGTCCACAGGGCAACCTGATCGAGGGCCTCCGGCGTGAAAACCCGCCTGCGTACGAGGTTCTCATTTTTGGTCGACGAAGGTTGTGAGCAGTTGCCGCTAGTTTTTGGCACAACCACCAGTCTCGTCATTTTCTCGAGTTCTGTTCGGCGCTGCAGCAAAGTCCTGCGCTCCGCGAGGAGCTTGCGCAGGTCCGTCTCAATGGTGCGCAGCATGTAGTCCAGGCGCTGGCGCTCAGCGTGAAGCTGAGCGCGCCAAGAATGGTGAGTCGACGCATGCATGGGCTCACCCGTGCTTCCGGTGATCGTGGGCGTGATCGGCGGCATTCTCGGCGGACCAATCATTCGGATCGCACCACTGGCACTCCGAATCCATCTCGTCATTGACACAGCCGCAGCGCTGGCACTCCCAGGAGCGCGCCGGTAAATCGTCCGCGTCGGGACGGCAGTAAGCTGGATTTAACATTGACAGGTTCTCCCGCTGCGGAATGCAGCGAGAGATTGTCTAGGACCAAACTGCAGCTAGGTCAATAGGACCTAGCGCTTGTGCTTGGCCTTTTTCTTCTTGGGTGTGGGATGCTTGCGGCCGTTGCGCACGCGGGTGGGGGGCTTCACAACCTTTTTCATTGGCTTGCGCTTCTTTTTCGGCGGCGGCTTGGCGTCCGGATCGTCCTTTTCGTGCAAATCGTCCGTTTCGTTCTCGCCCATGGGCTCCCGCTCAGGGACCTGCTCGTTTGCCGTCTCGCGGCTCTCGCCGCCCTGCTCCAGGAAGCTCACTTCCTCCTGCCGGTATTGCTCGCCTGCATCCTGCTGCATTGCCGTCTCCACTGCTGGTGCAAGCTCGGGGTCCCGCTCCTGCACGGCTTCCAACACTGCCTCTTCGGGCCTGACCCCGATCCCGCAGTCGCAGCGGAACATGTGCCACTCGTTCTGTCTGTCGCAATGGATGCAGCGCCAGCGTTTTTCCGGAATAACCATCTGACCCTCCATAATCTTGGTCATCTCGATTTCCCAAAAGAATACCTCACATGAGATGCACACGCCCCTGATTGTGAACTGCCCTTTCGTGGCTACCCTGCAGTGCATCAGCTCGTCACCGCATCTAGGGCAATGGGTGATCTGAGCGTCCAGCGTCGCCTTGAGCTTCAGCATGATTTCCATCGGATTGTAAGGCATCACTTCCGCTTGGAAGCTTTCGGTCTCTGCTCGCTCCATGTTTAACCTCCACTGTGGGCCTGAGCCCGTCTACAACCTCATGCACGATCCCGCGGAGATTCGTCATTTGCTTTTTGAGCAGTCCGATTTCTCCAAGCAGCTCCGACACAAAAGCCGCGCAGAAGAGCGACTCTATCTCGTATTCCTGCGGCACGTCAGGGTAAGTTTCGCTGTAATTCCAGCGATAGCCTGCTGCGTCGCGCCAACGCCATGCATCAGGGCGCCTGTACTTCGGGGCCGTCATCTGTTCCCTCCGGTAGTGACCAGTAACCGTCCTTTTTCACAATCCCCAGGCTCTCAGCCGCGCGGAAAATCGTTGTCTGCGGAAAGCCGCCGCGTGCGTCCATTGCTCGCTGGACCGCCTTATGCTTCATCGGCCCGTCGCCCAGGATGTCACGGAGCACATCGCAGGCTGCTTGGTGCGTATCGCCGCCGCCTCCGTTGCCACGCTTCTTAGGACTGACCAAATCGTCAGCGCGGCCCTCCATGGTCTTGCCCCAGCTAAATATCCCCTCTGTGTCTTTCTTTTCGATGATGTCGAAAGTCATCAGATTAGGAATCTGACCTACCGGGTTGCACTTCACCACAGCCATAATGAAGTGGCTGGCGTCCTCCGCGCTCCGATGTACTGAGATGACGATCCGCGCGAGCCCGCCTATCGAGACGTTGCCCTGCCCTGCGTGGATTGCCCGCGTGTCTCCGCGCCGCTTGACCAGATGGCGGATCACTACGATTGAGCAGTTGTACTTCTTTGCCCATTCCTTCAGCGGGCGCATGGAGCTGAGTGTTGTGTTGCCGCGATCCGTGTTGACGGTATCGCCTACGAAAGCGTTCATGGTGTCAAAAATGGCGAGAGTGGGCCTGTGCTTCTCAAACTCAGCTTCAATCGCCTGCGCATGATCCGGATCGTTCCATTGCAAGGCATCATCAGAGACTAGAAAGTTGTCTGTGCTCTTGAGTCCGTTGTCCTCCAGGCGCCCTTTGACAGTTGACCTGAGACTGTTCTCAGCATCGAACAGGAGAACCATGCCCTGCACCGGCTTGTTCGAATAGTTGTACCAGATGGGCAGCTCGTCTCCGTCAGCGATCGCCTTGCCCAGCATCTCCATCACGTAGCTTTTGGCGTTGCCCGGATCACCCTCGATAATGGTCAGCTCTCCGCGCGCCAGCATCGGATGAAAAATCCAATCGGTTCTTTCCCTGCTCAGGAGCCCGATTGATTTGAAGTTGATGATCGCGCCATTCATTTCACCAGCGTCATGGCCGTTCGCCTTGCCCAGCCGCTTGGCCGCGGCTTTGTCGATTTCCTTTCTGAGCTGATCGGGCCGGTTCTTGAACTTGTTCCAAACAGTGCCGCTGATCAGCGTGTATATCTCGTCCGTCGATAGGCCCGCGCTGAGCAGCTTGTGATAGGCGCCGAAGAGAACCTTGCTGCGATCCGTTCCAGGTGGGATTTTCTCGCGGAACAGCATGGGCCGCAGCTCTGCGATTTTCTTTTGATACTTCTTGTAGATCGCGAGCGCTGCACTGGGATCGTCGCTGCTGGGGGCTGCATCGACCTGTGGCAGGAGATTTTCTAGCCCAGCGATGGTGTAGACCGGCCCATTATCCCACAGGAGCCGTACCTTGGGCTCCTCTTCGTACTTGAAGTTAGTTGTCCCATCGACGCGAAGCACCTGCGTGGGGTCCCAGCCGCCTTTATCGGCGCCCAGGTGATAGGTGAGTCGCTGATTCAGCTCCCAGGTGATCGGCTCATCCACAAG